GACGCGCTTCGGCGGGCAGTTCCGGAATCGACGGTGGCGCAACTTGCTCCGGCAGCCAGTTTTCCTGCTTGGTCCCGCACGCGCTCACCAGCAGCATCAGCGCCAGCAGCATCAACGATCGCAGCAGCCTGTTGTTGTCTCGCATCATTTCCCACCTGGTTGACTGCCGCTTGGCGGCGTTGCTCTTCGGCTCGATTTGCCGTGGTCGCGGCAGCGAGGCCTTTCGCCTGCAAGTTCTGCTGATCCGCCAACTTCAACTGCCAACGTGCATCGGCTACTGACTCACCGTGGTGATAAGCACCGTAGAGAACCGCAGCGATGATGAGCAGTATCGCCAGCGCGCTGCCGACCTTCAGGTAAAGCGCAGCGGCTGAGCTCATGGGACATCCTTGAAGAAAATGTGATTACCCAGGCTGAGAGTCTTTTTCGCCCCGCTCGCCCACTTCGGCGCCGACGGCATGCTGGTCGCGTAATAGTGGGTTGCCCCGTTGGTAGGGTCTGCGACCTTTCCATCAATCACCTGGTCAGCGGCGATACGGCATTGAGCGAGCTCGCGGAACGGGATCTGCTTTGCGCCAGTCAAGTACGGTTGGTTAGGGTCGCCCTTGTTCCAGCAACTGAATTGGTAGGGCTTCTGGCAAACGCCGGCGTAGCCCTCACCCCACCACGATTTTTCTTTACCGTCCTCGACCCGGTTCCGGATCGACCATGCCACGGCCACCATTCCGGCCAGGCCCTCCCCTCGCGCTTCGCCCCACAGCGTGCGCGCCAGCACATCGCGATCTTTCTCAGTCACAGTCATCACTTTCTCCAGGCAAAAAAATACCCGCTCGATGGCGGGCCGGGTCGCGGGATCGCGATCAAACCGTGTCAGGCGCCAATGCGGCGGGATCGGCAGCAATATCGGGAATTGCAGGAGTCTCAGGCCAGACCGGCGTGGAGGGCCATGTTGATTGCGTGGCTACCTTGCCCAGGGCGAACTTGTAGGATTTCCACGCCTTGAGGTTGATAGTCAGGGCGGCCAGTTCGGCTTCGTCTTCCTCTGTGGCCTCTCCTGAGTCCACGCCGTAACCAAGCGTATCGACGCGATCTTGAATGCGGGCGATCTGTGCGGCGGCGACCGCGTTGCGGCTTGCCAGTTCAGCCTTCGCGCTGGCGAGTACTGCCGCCGCTGCCGCTGCGTCCTTCATTGCCTTGGTGATCAGTTGTGACCAGTCGATATTGCTCATTGAGAAGCATCCTGATTGATGTTTGTCTCGACGAAAGGCTCGGGAAGTGGCTGAGGAAACGCTACGGGGCCATCTGGAACGTTTACCAGGTCAACGGGAAAAGCCTGATCTGGACTGTAGTTAAATGGCAATGGCAAAATCAAAGTTAGTGACAATTTTCCTCCATCCATTTCTATATCAGAATTAAGCCACTCGCAGCTAACCGCACTACGTGGCAAAGTTGAGCCTTCAGTCATTGGTGAGAAGTCGAACTTTTCACCATTAATGGTTAGTACGCAACCTAGCTTTTCAACCTGAAGAGTGTCATCACGACGCACCGGATAAAGTTTGATTATCATTAGTACCACCTCCCACGGGCCACGTAGCAAATATACCCTATAGCACTGTTAACAGGTGATACCAACCTTAGCGTAGTGCTAGTTAAGTTAGCCGCAATACCCCCCTCCATTGCCGTCCATGAATAATAGTTAACTGTTGTTAACGAGCCATGTGTTATTTTTGGAACCGCCCCAACAAACTGAGCGGGAAAAGTGAAAGTCACAGATGCTGAATGGAATACGTTGCCACCAGGGGTATTAGTAACCATCGAATTTGTACTTATCCCAGAACATACAAGCGTACCATCGGCGTACTTTGTATAACTTCCAGATGCAGTTGTACCACTTTCAAATACTGCTCCGTTCGGCACGCCTCCAGACTGCGACACTGTGCCGACAAGTTGGGCAAGTGCCGCAGAGCCGAGGCCCAATGCTGTTCTCTGGTTTGCTTGGGAGTTCGCGGCAAGAAAGGTACGGCCCTGTGCCGTGAGTGTTGCCAACGCGATGGCGTCAGCGGCAGTGAAATAGGGCAGCTTGTCAGCAGCTCCGGTCACGGTCGCCAGCGCGTTGATCGATGCAGCTGCCGCCAGCGTTCCGAACTTGTTGACCAGCGCGCGCAGTTGATCAGCTGAGTCTTTGACATAGCCCTGCATCGGCGCCAGCGCATAGGCACCAGCGTCTACGTTAACGCCTTGGTAAGCGGGCAGGATGGAAATGACCGTGTCGCTCGCTACGTTGGCGACTTCGTACCAACGCCCGTCCGGGCCAAGGAAAGCATCACCAACACGACAGTTGGCGGCAAACGCTGTCCCTGTGCCGGTCACTGTGGTGGAATTCAGGACGACAGAAACCGTCCCGGCTTTGTACCAGGGCATAGTAAATCCTCAAATGTCAGACTTAGCGTTTAGCAAACAGCGCCGGAAGGTTGAACGCATACGTGTTATGAAATGAACCAGTGACGGCCCACAGGCGGCCAGCAGGCCAGTCCCACCACGTTAAAACGCCTCTGTCGTTCTCCGGAACGCTGGCTATAAGCGGCATCCCGAATTGGTTGATCATCTGAAATTCAGAGGGATCAAAGGTGAAATTCTCGATCACGTAGTAATTTCTGAAATATCCGGTTGCCGCCTGGTCACTTTTTACATATGCCCAGTTTTGCGCGGCGCGCGTAAACAAAGCCGCTGGGGTTCCTGAGTCAAAAATCACTCTGGAGCCACCGTCCCACATCCTCAAGCCATAGCTAGCCGCTGCCTTGCCGCCCATTTGGCACGCAAACCAGTCACCAGGTGCAAACGTCGGCGGGGCGATGTTGATGTAAGCGGATCCAGTTACAAAACCTGTCCAGTTTCCAGGAGAGCCTTGGGGCACAAATCCAGCCAAACTTCCAACCAGTGAGTTTCCGGGATTGTCCAACCTCACAAAGACCAAGGGTGGTTCCTGCGTTGTAATGGGCGCCGGAAACGTATTTATTGAGGTTGTGTTACTTGATCCAAAGGTTCCCGCTAGACGCCCTGAGGCAACTACGCACATCCTTGCGAATTCGGAATCAAGAGTAACCACGTCACTCGTATTGATGAACTGAAGACCGAAGCTCATTTAAACCTCACGACCAAAAGTCTCATGGTCCCTTTTGACGTTTCAGCGATTGTCGAGCTACCTGTGACATAGTTGTAAACATTCACGACGTCATTCCCCGTCGACGCCTCATGCTGTCTTGCGGACTGGTCGTAAGCGCCATTTGGAACTAATAGCGCTACGGAGTTCGCCGTGTTGCAGCCAGGCACAGAGAAAGACTGCGTTTGTTTTGTCGTCCCACTGAAGGTCACAAGCGTTGAGAACACCACGCGCATCGTGAACGAGTTCTCATCCATCTGGAGCGCCCCGTCCGCGCCCCATATCCTCATTCCATAGGCCATGGTCTACCCCAGATATCCGAGGCGAACGCGCAAAACGTTGTTCGCGTCGTAGACCGAAACGTTCTGCGAATTGATCACCAGCCTCCCCTGTCCCGGGATAATGCCGTTGATTTCCAAGGTGCCGTCCTTGTTAAGGATCCATCCCGACTGCCCCGCGACGTAGTTGGTGGAGCTGATGTAGCTGCCGATCTTGGCGTTGGTGATCGTGCCGTCTTGAATGAACCCTTGGTTGATGAAGACCTGCCCCCCCTGCACTGCGAACGGCACCGAAACGGCTCCTCCGGCGATGGTGTTAACCACTGCAAAGCGGTCGGCAGACACCAGAAACTGGCTTTGCAGCCCTGCCCCTGTGTTCTCGATACCGAGCCCGATACCAGCTGCTACGTACTGTCCGTTTGCGTTGAGCTGCATCTTCACCGCCCACATCGTGGACAGCTTGCCGTCGGTGCTGGCCTGCGCCTGCGAGACTTGCTGAACCAACGCACTGTTGTCGCCCACGGTCGCCTGCAGCGTATCCGTCACCGTGACAAGCGCCTGATCCTGGGTTGCACGCACTACCACTTCGCGGCTGTACGCAGCCTGGGTGTCCCAGAGCTTCAGTGCTCCCTGCAGGTCACCCTCCCCTGTGTCATCGCGATACGCCGCGCGCAACGTCTGGGTGCTGCTGACCTCGGATCGGAGGTCGTCGACTTCAGCCTTGGTCTGGTCAAGTTCCTGCGCTAGCCCGTTTGCGGTTTCGATGCTCTGTCCGATGTCGGTCCAGTGCGCAGGATCGGGCGGAGGCGTATTCTCGGGAACACTCCCGTCGGCCTGATAGATTCTGCCGTCAACGATGACCATCTGACCGTTTTCATAGGTCAGCTCTGGGTCATAAGCTTTCAGCCCATCCAGCGCGTCGATCTGATTTTGCAGCCCATCGATTTTTTCGTTCAGCTCAGGCGAGAGCTCAGTCTCGCCGACCTGCCCGGCGATCAGGTCGAGGATCGGGCCACCCTCGGAACTGCTCTGCCCCATCACGCCAATCCCGGCCGGATACCACGGACCGATATTGCCAGTCCGGTCCACCAGTCGCGCCCAGAAGAAGAACGTCACGCCGGCCAAAAGGCCCTGCATGTTGTACTCGGACTGCGGGTAGGCTAGGTCGCTGAGTTTCGTTGCGGCCGCGAGATCAGTCGTCGGGCCGTACCAGATCTCTGTGCGCTGGGTGTCCTCCGCACCAGGTGGGAAAGTCCACTTGAGCGATATCCCGAAGATCAGTGGGGTGGCAGTCAATGAAGTGACCGCCGGCGGCAAGCCTTCCTTGCCGTTGAGCTGAGTCAGACTCGATGAGCGCCAGATCGACGAGATGTCGTAGGCGCTTACGGCGCGTACGCGAGCGAGATACCCCCCGCGATAGATGCCGGTGATGTCAACGCTGGTACTGCCGGTGCGCTGCACCTTGATCCAGTTGCCGTTGTCCTTGCGCCACTCGACGTCGTAGCCCACGGCGCCATTCACCGCGGGCCAGGTGATCGTCATAGTGGTGACGGCCAGGCCTTGGGCGATCGCGGTGTTCGAAGTGAGCGTGACGCTGGTCGG